TGGTCCGCAGCCGATGTCGGAGCCGCAGCCGCAGCCGTACATGGGCGGCGCGCTTCCGACGCCGGCGTACTCATCGCCGTCGCCGTTCTTCGCCAGCCCGTTCGATCGCATGGCGATGATGGGCGGTTTCCGGTGAAGTCTCCCGTCGCCAAGGGGCGGCGGTTGTTGGAGCGATACCGAGGGACGAAGGGTGGCTGAACGAAAGGCATGGTGGGAAATTCTGCGCGACCAGTTTGCGTCGCGCGGGCTGCTTGACCCAGAGTCGGAGCGGCTGCAAGAGGCCGCGCAAGCTGCCCCTGCCGTGCAGCGACAGGCGCGCGGGCTGCTGTCTCTCGACCCGCAGGCCGAGAGCGACACGGCCCTTGAGATGGGCCTCGGCTCGCTGCCCGGCGTCGGGCAGGCGATGGCGCTGCGCGATTTTGAAAGGGCGCGCCGCATGGGAGACAAGCTTGGCATGGGGTTGGCTACGCTTGCGGCGGTGCCTGTGGTGGGTAGCGCGGCGAAGGCGGCTGGCGAACTGCGGCCTATGGAGCGCAAATTAAAGGAACTGTACGGAGATTATTGGAGATTGGAAAATCTCGGGGTTCCACAAACTGATGCTTACAAAAAAATATTTCAAGAAGTCGGTGGAGCTGGTGACATTTCCGATGATGCTTTGCTCAATGCAATCAGAGCACATCCTGACTATCGGATTGCCAAAGTAGATAACGCCGCGCAAAGAGCAATTCAAGAAAAAAGGCCCGCAGCGGCAAAGGCGATTCAAGCGCTTGGCGATATTGGCGCTGATGTCCGCTTTGATGCTTCTAGGCAATCCCGAAGCGCATATGTTTACGCGACGAAAAACGGCAAAACAGTCAAGATCAGGTTGAGCAATCATCCTTCTACGGAAAGCGGCATGGCATACGGGTTCAATGATGTTTCAGCCACGCCGCAAAATTGGAAGTCGGCCGTAAAACAAGCACAATCCATTCTAGAAGAGCAAGACTAATATGCCATCCACTAGCGTAAAACAAGCCCGCCTCATGGCCGCCGCCGCGCATGATCCCGCTTTCGCCAAGAAGGTGGGCGTACCGGCGAAGGTCGCCAAGGAGTTCAACAAGGCCGACAAGGGCGGCAAGCTCTTGCGCGCCAAGCGCCCCAAGACCGGGCTGCTGGCTTGAGCGAGCGCAACCCGTACATCGACGCCGGCCGCGCGGTGCAGGCGAAGGAACTGATCGAGAATCCGATTCTGGTCGAAGCCTTCTCTGAGCTCGAGCGCCGGTACATGGAAGCATGGCGGCAGAGCAAGCCCGCCGACCAGGAGGAGCGCGAGCGCCTGTGGCTCGCGGTCGGAATCTTGGCCGAGATCCAGCGCCACCTTCGCGTGGTCGTGGACAACGGCGTCATCGCCAACCGAGACATCGACAAGTTGTCCGGTCGGCGGTGAATAATGGAGACATGAGCACTACCGGCACGGGTACACCCCCGGGAAACGTACAGTCCACGCAAGATGTCTTCGAGCAGATGCTCGCCGCCGATGAAGGCGAAAACGAGCAGCCCGAGACGGAAGGTGTGGTGGCAGAAGAGCCTGAGTTGGCGGCAAGCGAGTCCGCTGACGAGGGCGAGCAGACCGAAGGCGAGGAGGAGGCCGAAGAGGCGCCCCAGCAGGTCCAGACTTTCCGCGTCAAGGTTGACGGGGAAGAAGTCGACGTCCCGCTGGATGAGCTGCTGAAGGGCTACTCCCGCACCGCGGACTATACGCGCAAGACGCAGGCTATCGCCGAGGCCCGGAAACAGGCCGAGAAGGAAGCAGCGGCGGCGCGGGAAGAGCGGCAACGGTACGCACAGACCTTGGCAGCCCTGGAAGGGTCGCTCAAGTCGCTGCAACCGCCCGAGGTCGATTGGGATCGCCTGTACCAGGAGAACCCGGTCGAGTGGGTGAGACAGCGCGAGCTGGTCCGGTCCAGGCAGGAGCAGGCGGCATGGGTGCAGACCCAGAAGCAGGCTCTGGTGGAGCAGCAGCAGGCGGAAGAGAGAGCGGAGGCCGAGAAGACCCTCGAGGCCGAGCGCACGAAGCTCTTGGAAGCCATGCCGGAATGGCGCGACGCCGACAAGGCGCGCGCTGAGAAGGCGAAGATCGTCGAGTATGCCACCGGGAAACTCGGTTTCACGACCGAAGAGGTCTCGGACATCTACGACGCTCGAGCCGTTCTGGCGCTGCGCAAGGCGATGATGTTCGACGAGCTGATGAGCAAGCGCGATCAGATGCGTCCGAAGATCATCCAGAAGGCCAAGCCCATGCGGGCCGGGTCTGCCTCCACGCCGAATGCAGGCAAGGTCGTCGCATCCAATGCGGCTCTTTCAAGACTCGCAACCAGTGGCAGCACGCGCGACGCGGCTGCCGTGTTTGAACAATTCTTGGAGTAACGACCATGTCCCAGACCAGCAACACTTTCGATACCTTCAACGCGAAGGGCATCCGCGAGTCCCTGTCCAACGTGATCTACAACATCTCGCCGGAGGAGACGCCGTTCATGTCGAACGTCGGCCGCGAGAACGTGAAGAACACGTATTTCGAGTGGCAGACCGACTCGCTCGCCGCCGCCTCGACCACGAACGCGCAGGTGGAAGGCGACGACATCAGCGCCTTCGACTCGACCGCTGCGACCACCCGCCTCGGCAACTACACGCAGATCAGCAACAAGACGCTGCTGATCTCGGGCACGCTCGAGTCGGTGGACAAGGCCGGCCGCCGTTCGGAGCTCGCCTACCAGCTCGCCAAGCGCTCGGCCGAGATCAAGCGCGACATGGAGAGCACCATCCTCACCAACCAGGCGGCCGCGGCCGGCTCGGCTGGTGTGAGCACGGCGCTGCGCAAGACGGCCTCGCTGTTGGCCTTCCTCAAGACCAACACCGACAAGGGCACGGGCGGCGCCGATCCGGTGTACACCAACTCGCCGACGGCGACGCGCACGGACGCGACCGCCGCGAACCTGCGCACCTTCACGGAGGCCATCCTCAAGACGGTCATCCAGAAGGTCTGGGCCTCCGGCGGCACCCCGAAGGTGCTGATGGTGGGTCCGGTCAACAAGGCGCGCGTGTCGGGCTTCGCGGGCATCGCGGAGATCCGTCGCGAGGTGACGGGCAACCGTCAGGCGACCATCATCGGCGCGGCCGACGTCTACGTCTCCGACTTCGGCAGCGTGAACGTCGTCCCGAACCGGTTCCAGCGTGAGCGTGACGCCTTCGTGCTCGACCCCGAGTACGCCGGCGTTTCGTTCCTGCGTCCGTTCAGCACGGTCGAGCTCGCGAAGACGGGCGACGCCGAGAAGCGGATGCTGGTGGTCGAGTGGGGCCTCAAGGTCCACACCGAGGCCGCGCACGGTCTCGCCGCCGACCTCACCACGACCTGATCGGGGTGATGTAAACTCGGGGGCGCCGGTAATGGTGCCGGCGCCCCTTGAGTTGAGGTGCACATGCAAGCGACGGGGAAAAGGCTTTTCGACTTCGACCCGACGACAGGCACCACGAAGTGGTGGCACTACGACGCCGACCGTGACGAGGCGACCATCGAGACGGTCTTCGAAGTCGGCGACATCGTGGAGCAGAACAAGGCCCAGTATGCCGCGACCGACGAGAGGACGCGGTGGGGCGAGTGGAGCAAGGTGGCGTCGATTCCGATGCCGTTGTTCTACCGGCTGAAGAAGGAGGGGATTGTGGACGACCCGGCTGCGATGAAGCGCTGGCTCAACGATCCCGACAACAGGTTTTTCCGGACTCGGCCGGGGCGCGTATGAGCCGCTCGGTCGCAGTCCTGGTCCCGGCACGGGACACGGTGATGACCTCGTTCGCGTACGACATGGCGCGCGCGATGTCGTTTCACACCGCGACAACGGACGATCGTGTGCTGCTTTACACCAGCCACGGGACTCTGATCGCCTCTCAGCGGATGGAGCTTGCTCGGCAGGCTCTCGAGGAGAAGGCGGACTATCTCCTCTGGCTTGACTCAGACATGCGGTTCCCGAAGGAGACCATCGGGCATCTCATCCTGCGCGACAAGCCGATCGTGGCCGCGAACTACGCGACGCGCCGGATGCCGGTGAAGCCGGTGGCGATGATGGACAACAACGGGGAGATCGGGCGGGTGTACACCGCGCCGGACTCCGAGGGCCTGCAGCCGGTGGACTACATCGGCATGGGCGTGATGATGGTGAAGCGCGAGGTGTTCGAGAAGGTGGAGGCGCCGTGGTTTGCGATCCCCTATTCGACCATCGGGAATCACTACATCGGCGAGGACGTTTTCTTCTGCAAGAAGGCGCGCGAGGCGGGGTACGAGGTGCTCTTGGACCACGACCTCTCGCACCAGGTGAAACACATCGGCACGTTCGAGTATTCCCACGAGGGTGCTTGGGCGATGAAGGAACAGGTGGATGGCCCTCAACTCATACAGCGCGCTTAAGGCGAGCATCGCCGACTGGCTGAACCGGGACGACCTCACGGCGACGATCCCGGACTTCATCTCGTTGGCCGAGGCGCAGCTCGAGCGCCGGCTGCCGGTGCAGAAGCGCACGCAGCGCTCGACGGCGACCATCGACACGCAGTTCTCGGCGCTGCCGTCGGACTTCGTGTCGGCCAAGTCGCTGGTGCTGACCTCGACGGCGCCGGTGCAGCCGCTCACCTTCCTGACCGAAGACGAGATGGACTCGAAGAAGTCGGTGTACCAGGCGACTGGCCGGCCGCTCTTCTTCGCGCTCATCGGGAGTCAGATCGAGGTATTGCCGATTCCCGACACCGGGTACACGGCGGAGCTGACCTACGTGGCGACGCTCGCCAAGCTCTCGGACGCGAACACCTCGAACTGGCTTTTGGAGCGGCACCCGGACGTGTACCTGTACGGGGCGCTTTTGCAGGCGGCGCCGTACCTGCGCGACGACGAGCGCGTGGCGCTCTGGACGCCGCTCTATGGGCAGGCCATCGAGGACATGATCTTGCAGAACGAGCGCGCGGCATTCAGCCAGGGACGCATGGCGATGACGGTGCGGCCGACGCGGGTGATCCCGTGAACATCGCTGAACTCGGCACGGTGCGCGTCTTCACGACGGTGGACCGTGGGTTCACGCCGGAGGAGATCGCCGAGCGCGCCATCGACAAGATCATTCACGTGGGTGAGCGGAGCCACCCTTTGCTGTTGGAACAGGCGAAAGCATTCCGGGAGCAGATTCGCGCCGTGTTAATCCACTACCTTGCGGAAGCGCAGCAGAACGAGCGGATGACGATTGCCGCCAAGCTGCGCGCCGCCGGGCATTCCTCAATCGCAGACTTTCTCGGAGAACTCTGATGGCGATCACGCAGGCTATGCCGACCTCTTTCAAGGTCGAGCTCTTGAACGGAATCCACGCCTTCGGCACCACGGTGACCCGTGGTAGCACGGCGGCTGACACCTTCAAGTGTGCGCTCTACACCTCGTCGGCGACGCTTGATGCGTCGACCACGGTGTACAGCACCACGAACGAGGTGGCGACTGGCGGCGGCTACTCCGCGGGCGGCAACACGCTGACCACGGTGGCGCCGACCTCGAGCGGCACGACGGCCTTCACGGACTTCGCCGACACCACCTGGTCGACCTCGACCATCACGGCGAACGGTGCGTTGATCTACAACAGCACTCAGTCGGACCGTGCTGCGGCGGTGCTGGCCTTCGGGTCTGACAAGTCGTCCTCGGGCGGCAACTTCACCATCCAGTTCCCGGCCGCGGACGCGTCGAACGCCATCATCCGGATCGCCTGACCGTGATTCTGCTGACCAGCACGTCCGACCTCATCCGGCTCACGACGAGTGACGCTGGTGCGGTTCATGTGCAGGCGTCGTATGTGGACCTGAGCGGTACCACGGTCACGCCGGGGCGCACGAATACCGTCATCTCGACGGCTACGACCACAACGGTGGTGGGGTCGCCTGCATCCTCGACGCAGCGCAACCTCAAGTCGCTCATCGTGTTCAACGACAGCGCTACGGCGGCGAATCAGGTCACGATTCTCCACACGGACGGCACCACGGCGGTGGACTTGTATCAGGTCTCGCTTCCGGCGCAGACGGGCGTGGTCTACACCGATGGTCAGGGCTGGACGCTCTACGGCAACACGCGCCCGACCAACACGCAGACCTTCAGCGCGAACGGCAACTGGAACAAGCCCACGG